TTTTTGAGGCAACCTTTCCGGCCCTTCCGCCAGTGCCGCAAGCCGAATCGCTGCCGTCGCCGCCGTACTCCCCCGCACCGCACATCGTGACCTCGACCCACAGCGCGTTCGCGGGCTTCGTCCAAGTGCCTGACGCGGTGAAGTCCTGCGTGTCGACGGTGAGCGTGCCGCCGCCGCCGACCTGGACGCCACCGGCGGTGGTGCCGTCGCCGATGTACAGCTGCTTGGTATCGGTGGTGTAGATCGGCTCGCCTTGCACAGGCGTGATCGTGGTGCGGTCGGCGTTGGTGCCTCGGCGGATTCTCAGCGGCATGTCAGTAGGTTCCGTAGTCGGTGGTTGCCGTCACTGGCAGTGCGAAGGTCTGCTGGTCGTTCTGGTTGACGGGATCGTAGAACTGCCCGAAGTCGTCGAAGGTGATCCCGCCGTAATCAAAGTCGCCTTCGGGAGCGTCCAGTTCGCCGCCCTCAAAGACAAGATCGGTGGGCAGCAGGAACGCGCCGTAGTCATCGTCTGCGGTAAGCCCGCTTCCGCACTGGCCGTCGATGGCCTGCGTGTTCACGATCAGCCAGATGAACGTACCGTCCAAAGTCCGCGACGGAACGCACATAACATAAGTATTGATCGGGATCGCAGTTGGCGCGAAACCCTGCGGAATGTGAGTTTTTAGGACGCCGTAGGAAACGTAGTCGCTTGCGTTAGACAGCTCGCTGACGGAAAGCGCATCGTCTTCCTGCGGGTCCGTGGTCACCAGTGCCGGCGTGTACGCGGTCGAGTTCCCCACGCGCGCCCTGCGGACCTTGTACTTGTAGCGCCACGTCGGCGCGTCGATCACCGTGAAGTTGGTGACGCGCATCAGCTGCGCGGTCACTGGCTCTATCTCAAGCGGCTGCGCGGTCACGCGGGCGAGGTCGGCTTGCCGACGCGCCCAGATCGTGTTGCGGTTGATGCCGCCCGAGTTCATCAGTACCACCGCCCTGCATGGCACTGGTAGCGCTGGCTCTTGCCTAGGTCGCCAGTGGCCCAGATGTCATTGAAGTCGACCGCGCCGCGGACGGGCCGCGTCCAGTAGACCGTCTTGGCCTTGTTGTTGAGCATGTCGATCCGGCCATCGGATGCCTTCTCGGGCATCTGCGAATGGTGGAAATACTGGTCGTACAGGAACTCAAGCGCGAACTCGAAGTATTCGCTCTCAAGGTGGTTGATGTTCGCGCCCGTGCAGACAAGCGTCCCGATGGGGTTGTTTAGGAATACGTCATTGTTTTTGTAGCCCAGGCACGAGTACGCAATTTCGACCATGCCGTCGATGGTCCCTCCAGCGTTGGTGTTTCCCACCATTGGCAGGCTGTTGCTGTCCACCACCAGCCGCACCTTAAGACCAATCTGTTTCACGTCCTGGTCAATTTCCTTCGCATCGCCGCCGATGTCGCTGCTTGACTTGTCGAGCGTCATCGATGGCGACGTCATCCCGGGATTGTCGCGGTAAAGGCGGATATTCCGCGACATAAAGATTGGCAGTGTCTGCGCAGGCAGGAACAGGCCGCGCGTTAGCGTAGTCGCGGCTGCGATGTTATTGCCCGTCATTCCCTTTGCAACGTTCGTCTCGAAGTAACGCGTTTCGTAGTTGATCGTTACGTCGATGCCTTTGCCGCCGGGCTGCGACCACTGGTGCGAGCGGACAAGCATGGATTCGAGCATCGTGGTGCCGAGTCCACCGGTGGGGTAGAAGTACGGGTCGCCGATGTCGGGGACCACTGGCGCGCCCGCGCCCGTCTCGAACAAGATCGCCGCTACGTCATTGGGCTTCAGCGCGTTGCCATCGTTCCGCTCGACGTGCCACGTCTCGGTCAGGCGGTGAACGTCCCAAATGTCGCCGATGGTCAGGTTGTACGACTTGCGCCAGCTGCGGAACAGTGTGGATTGAATCATGTGTTCTGCTCCCTTTGCGCCTTGCGGTACTTCTCAGCCTGCGCGGCGCTTGCATTGATCTGCTCGGGAGTCATGTATGCTTGAGCTCCGGCGACGCTGCGCGAGATGGCCATGTCGGCGCGCTCTGCTGCGTAGCCGTCCTGCAGACCTCCTAGCACGCCGCCAGTGAATGCTGCAAGCCACTTGGTGCCTTCTGCGGTCGCCTGCGCCCAATCCTTTACTACGCCGGCAAGCCCGCCGACCTGTCCCGCTTCGTCGGTCATCGCCGCCACGAAGGTATCAAATATTCCTTGCGTCGCCATCTGATTGGCGCGCTCTCGTTCCGCTCCCGCGGCCAGCCTGGACGCTGCGCCGATGTCCAGCCCTCCTGTCAGCCCCTTGCCTTCCGCGAAGCTGCGCAGGGCTTCCTCGCCGCGCTTGGTCGAGGCTGCAAATGCGTCGACCACGCCGCTGGCAAGCTTGATTGGCGCAAGCGCCGCCATAGCGATACCGCCAATTCCGATGGCGCCCATGCCGAATCCACCGCCGAGCTCTGCAAGCCCGCCGATCTTTCCGAAAGCACCGCCGGCAAAGCTCAAGCCTTTCTTGCCAACCTTCTCAAGGTTCTTGTTTGCCTCGGCGATGCCCTTCTGCATCGTCTTGGTGTTTACCGCGACATCGACGTTGAGCGTTGGGAGTTTCATCTAGAACGTCTCCACCTTTCCAAACCTCTTCGGAATGCTGCCAACCGAATAGTTCCGTTTGTCGATGGCAAGGTTGAGCGCATCCACAAGCATCGTCTGGAACTGACCCGACATCGCCCGATGCGCCAGCTCGCTGGCGTGCGTGCCGCGGATGAACTTACCGCGCCCTCGGTGGTACAGGCCGCGCTTCCAGCCGAGGCCGCGCGCGGATGGCGGCGTGCGCAGAGTGCTCGACCAAGTATGCGTGCCCAACTCGGCGAAATGGGACCGCCATCCGGTGCCAGCGGCGTCGTATGCAGCGCGCTTTGCCCTTCCGACAGCCTGGCCGATGTTCACCTTGCCTGTCTTGTAGGCTGTCGCGCCCCAGCACACTCCTGAGCGGAACACCTTGACCTTCGCCTTGAGGTCTTTCTTCGGCAACCTGTTGCCGTTCGCGGCGCGGATCAGCTGCATTTCCTTCTTTAGAAACGGGCGCATGGCCTTGCGCACTATTGCGTCCTGGGCGGCCAGCGGGAACTGGTCAAGCGCCTTTCGGAGCTGCGCCGCCGTCTTGGGGTCGACCGTGGCTGTTACCGCGAAGTTCATGCAGCTTGTCCCTGATGCCCCGCCAATCGGGGATGTCGAGCTCGATGATGAGCTCCAGAACGGAACGCTCCCACGGTGCCGCGGATCGGCGGGCGAGGACGCGCGCGAGGAGCGAACGCGCGTCCCGACCTAGTTTGACCCCTCCGAATACAGGTGCTCAATCCGTTCGTTCGCCGCAAGCGCCAGCGCAAGCGGGCACGACATGGCCGCCTCAGGCGACTCGAAGACGGGCGTGCCGTTGCAGTCGAGCAAGTGCCGCCACAGCGCCCAGGACCGCGCGAACGCCGCGCCCTTTTCGTTCGCCTGCGTGGCGTCAATGAGGTCCGTGAGGCTCGGGCGCTTGAGCAACAGCTGCTGGCCACGCCACTCGAACGGCGCTGGCTCCAGCGCGAGGATGGCTCGGATGTCGCTCAAGTAATCGTCACCGTGTCATGGATTTGCGCGGAGAATGAGACGCGGACTACGTCCTGTTGCGCCGTAGTCACGGTCCATTCCGTGAAAACCGCTTTGGCTGCGTACGCCGCGGACGCTGTCCAGCCGACTTCAATTTCGAAGTATGTCGTTCCCGTGGCATAGCCCTGAGCTATTGCCTGTTCAAAGAGCGCGAAATCTGCATCGCCTTGATCGTAGTACAGGTTGCCGGAGATCGTGCCGGTCAGTACGCCGGGAATGAACTGACGCCGGGTGCTGGAAAGTTCGGTGACGTCGATGGTTTCCATCGTCTGCGTAAACGTCGCGTCCAGCAGACCAGTGATGGATTTCACGCCGCCAGAAAACTTCACCTTCAGATACGAGCCTCTTGAGGCTTGCGCAGTCACTGCCATTTCATGGCCTCCAGTACACGTTTGCGGTGACTGTCGCCACCGATGGTTCTTGTTCGTCGCCGATGCCCACTGTCTCGGGCTGCAATGTCTGGTCCGTGACGATCATGCAATCGATATTTATCGACGTGTCGTATTGGCCAGGGTCTAGCGCGGAGATAAGTTTTTCGCGTACGTTCAGCGCAGAGGCGCTTGTTTCCGCGATGCAGTTGAATGTCACAACAGCAAGTCGGATATCCCCGCTGATATCGCCGTCCGTGCTTGAGTCCACCGAATACGTGACGGCGGGGAGGGCGCTGTCCTGCAGCCTGTAGCCGTGCGTCACGCGCGTATCAGGCACGCTATCGGGAGACGCGGAAAGCTCCGTGCCGTTGATCAGCATCGCGCGGATGGCCGCCTCTATGCTCGGCATCAGTTGACCTCCTCGCACTGGATGACGGCGACGCGTCCGGCGTTGTCGAGGTCGATGATGGATTGGACGGCAAGCGTGCGCCCGTTCACCAAGACGCGGTCGAGCTCGGTAAGCCCGACGTTTTCAACGGCTGTCCAGCGTGCGCGAAGCTCGAACTGCCTGCGGACTGCGACGCCATCGGCGTACTGCTGTTCCTGCGCGCTTGAGTTGCGCAAGTCGCAGTAGAAATAGTCGCCCGCGGTGAAGGTGGGCGACCGCAGCCCGAGCGAGTCCTGCGTGGTGCTCGCCGCCAGGCGGGTCGCCTTGTTGCGCAACAGCCCGCCCGAGATCATCGGATGAAGCTCCGCGCTCGGTAGCTGGCAAGGATGTAGTCGACCGACATCGGCACGGGGTTCAGCCCGATGGGCTGGAACGCCTCGGGATTGTTGTACCAGCCGCCGACCAGCGCGATGATGCAATGGACCAGCGCGTTGGGCACTTGGTTGTATCCGCAGTCGACCGACACGGTGATATTGGTGCCTTCGTAAATGGTCGGCTTCTCGAGGAACCGCAGCACGGGCGCGGGACCATCCGAACGGTCGATCCAGTAGTCGGCGACGGGCATCAGCGTGTTGGCGTTGGCATCGTTGAAGTACTCGACCTTCGTCACCGACGTGAACGGCAGCAGCGGTATCGCCGTGTCCTCGAATCGCGCGAGATACATCTGCCGCGCAAGCGGGGTCATGTACAGACCCGTCTCGCGCTCGACAAGCGCCTCTGCTGCCTCGCGGTAGAGGATCAGCGTCGTGTCATCGTCGCTGTAGTCGATCTTCAGCGCCGACTTGATTGTGGAGAGCGGAATGCTCATGGAAACCCACTGGCCGCGTTTCCGCGGCGAGTGGGCGAGGAGTGGAGATGATCAGCTGGCGTTCGGCGCCCAGATCGCAGCGAATGCTGCCGGATCGATGATCTTGGAATCCGTCCGCATCCACATGTACATCGTGGTCTCGAGCGTCGCCGCCGCGGAGTACGGGTCGATCATGGACTGGATGCCCGTGCGGTCGAAGATGCCGAAGTACTCCCAGTTGCCCACGATGAACAGCGCCGAGCCGCGGACGTCCGCACCGGTTGACGTCTGCGCTGCGGTCGAGGGCACCCATTCATTGATGTAGTACGGAACGCCGTAGATCGTGCCGGGCGCGCCGACGGTGATGGCTTGGTTCGTGCCGGCGCCACCTGGCATCCAGACGTATTCGTTGTTCACCCTGAGCTTGCGGATCGCCCGGACGCACGCATCGGAGGTAAGGATGGCGAAGCGACCGGTGCGGTACGCCACGGGAACCGCGTGTACGCAGTCGATGATGTTGTCCGCGCTGATGTTGGCGACGGTCTGGTCTTCGGTCAGCGCAACACCCTGGTTGATGATGCGTCCGCTGTTCGTGGTCGCCCACGCCGTCGAGCTGGTATCGCCGATGCCCTGCGGCTGGGACGAACCGGTGCCGATGGTGTAGTACTCCTCGGTCTCGCGCGCGAGCGCGACGCCGAAGCGGTCTGCAGCCCAGTTGAGGATGCTGCCGATGCCGCCGCTTCCGATGCCGTCGTCGATGAACTCCTGGCTCATCTTCGACGCCACCACGAACTTGTAGGGGTTGATGGTCACGCGGTCGAACGTGAAGTCTGCCGGCGTGATCGAACCCGCCTCGGCCACGAGCGCCGCAGCAGGCTGCGTCGCCTCAATGGTGAGCTGGCGGTCGCTATCGATGCTCTGCACGGTCGCCAGCTGGCGGATGACGCTTGCCTGGTAGAGCTTGTTGACGATGCGGCGTTCCATGTCAACGGGAACAGGCGCGTTGGTCGTGCTGGTCGCCATCGCGCGCAGCTCGGCGCGGTCGCCCGTGACCATCGCGCGGAACCAGCGCGCGGCGTACGCCTCGCCGTCGGTCGCCGACTCTGCCTTTGGAGCGCGGCTCTCAAGCGTGGGCTGCTTTTCAAGCTTGGCGAGACGGGCCTCAAGTGCCTTGTTCTGCGCGATCATCTCGGCGGCGCTCAGGTCCGCGTCCATCTTGGCGAACTTCTCGCGCTCCTCGCCGCTGCCGCGCGTGTCGATGGTCTGCGGCGCGCGGCCGGTGCGCGCCTCGTACGCCGCAAGGCTCTTCCGGTACTCGTGGGTGATCGACTGAAGCTCATTCAACTCATCGGACATGGTCTGTCATCCTTCGGAAATGAAGTGCGAGCCGCAGATAGGCGGCTTCCGTGTATGCCGCGGAAACGCTCCGCAGGCTCGAACTGGTCTGGGGATAGGCGGCGTCTTGGACGATGGACACCTCGACAAGCTGCGCGCGCTTCACAAGGCGCTGAGAGCGGTCCTTGTTCCAGCTGTCCTCGCTGACGTAGAAGCCAAAGGACATCTCGCCGCTCAGGTCGCCGCGCTCAAGCAGCGCGCGGACATCGTTGCCAAGCGTTGTCTCGGGCAACGTCGCCTCGAAGGCAAGCCCGTTGCGGTCGCTGCGGAGCTTCAGCGTGCCAGAGCGCGTGCGCGCAAGCGGCATCGATGCATCGTGGTTGTAGAACAGCTTGACGTCGGCGCCGCTCGAAAGCGTCTCGTTGAACGCGCCCGGCGCGATGCGCTCGACGAACTTGCGCCCGTTCTCCACGATCTCGCGCGAGTCCTGCCCGTAGACGGCGGCGTATCCGGCAAGCTTTCGCCCGTCGATGGATTGCTCGGCTGCGGTGAAGTCGCGTCTAGAAATCATTTGCGGTGCCTTCCTGCGCGCTGGTATCGGTGCCGATGTTGGTCTGCCCGCCGCCCGTGCCGACGTTGAGCGCCAGCGTCGGCGCGTCGAGCCCTGGCAGCGGCTCAAGGTCAAGCTCCTCGCGCGCTTCGTTTCGCGTCAGGAATCCAGCCTCGACGCCAGTGCGCAGGGCGGCCATCTGCTCGGCAAGGCCCGGACGCACGAGATCGTCGGTGTCCCAGCTGACCGTATCGAACGGCGTGGCGAGCTTCGCCGCGATCTCGCTGCCCCAGCACTGCATCCACGGCATCAGGCAGGCGTCGACGTACATGCGCGACAGCCATTCCATGGTGCCGTACGAGCTGCCGACGTCCTCGGACAGATAGCTCGACGGCACGCCGTAGATGCGCGACACGTCGCCGATGCTGTATTTGCGCGCGCCCTCAAGGCCCGTGTCGTCGATGGTCGAGCTGATGCGTTCGATCTTCATGCCCTCCATGAGGACAAGCGGCTTGCCAGCGTTGGCGCTGCCCGCGTGCCGCTTCATGTAGTCGGCTTCGATCTTCTGCATCGCCTCGGGCGAAAGCTTGAGCGGATGGACAAGGGCGATCTTCGGATTGCCCGCGTTCTCAAAGCTCTTCAGGGCCATCTGCTCTTGCGCAGCCATGAGCTGCAGCGACGTGCGGCACAGGCTGACGGGCGATTCGCCCCACAGCCCGTTCACGCTCGGCGCCTTCAGATGGAACATCTGCTCGGGACCAAGGTCGCCGTACAGGCGCGTCTTGTAGATGATCTGCCCGCTGGTCACGTCGAGCGACACGCTGTCCGGCTCGAGAAGGATCAGCTCGAGCAATTCGCCGCCGCGCGTCCGGTTGATCGCGGCGAAGGCGTTGCCGTAAAGCAGCACCTGCATCGTCATCGCGCGTCGGAACTCGAACGCCGTCATCCAGCGCGAAGGCGAGCGCATGAGCGAGTCCGCGCCGCCGGCGCTGACCGTCAGCCCAATGCGCGCGAGGTCGCCGGAGATCAGCGTGACCGCGCGGTAGACAGGGGTATACCGTAGCGCGGTCGAGGCGCTTACGAACGGAATGGACGCCGACTGCTCGGTCAGGATGGTCGAGCTGTACGGGCCAACGAAGAGCCGCTGGAGCAAACCCCTAAGCACGCCGCTATTGTTAGTTGCGCGCGCCCTCGGTGCTGGCTCTAAATGTTAGATGTCCTCATAAGCACTGCGCGACTCGCCGCCCCACGAATGGACCGCCATGATCGCCGCCACCAGCGGGTCAATGACGTGCGTAGCCTTCGCCTTGTTGACCTTGATGTTGCCGTTGGAGTCGCGGAACGGGATCGCCTGGGCGCAGGCGTTCCTAAATATGGGGTCATCGCCGACCACGAACTTCCTCCCCACCCACAGCTGCTGGAACAGCTGGCAGCCCGGTCCCATCGTGGAAATGCCCTGCGAATAGAGCTGGAGCGGCAGCCCTTCGCCCACCGCCATCTCGGCGAACATCTTGGCGCCCCATCTGTCATAGGCAACGTTCACCACGTCAAATTCCGCGGCGACAACCTTCAGAACCTCAAGAATGCGCGAGTAGGCGATGTCGGGACCGGGCGTCAGCTCAAGCTTGCCGCTTGCCGCCCAGTTGCGGACGGGCAGGCGGTAGTCCAGTTCCCGCTGGCGCACGTTCTCCGACGGCCACCAGTAGTGCCCGCGAAGCGCCACCCTGCCATCGTCAAGCGGCACGGCGACGATGAGCGCGGAAAGGTCGAGGCTCTTGGACAGGTCGAGCCCAAGCCACGCCCGCTTTCCCCGCAACTCCGGCCAATCTATGGCCGTCGGCTCGGGCGCGAACGCCATGTCCAGCCAGTTGCCCGTCTCCTCTCCGACGCGAGCGCAGATGTACCTAGAGAACTCGGCGCGCCCGACCGCGCTGCCCTTCTTTGAGTTCCACATGGTCTTGAGGTCGCGGAGCGCGGGCTGCCCGTGCTCCATGTTCGGATTGGCCTTGCACCACGTGGAATCGTCGGCAAGGTCATCGCCCTTGTCGATCCCGTACAGCAGCGGCATGAAGGAATCGTCCTCCACCTCGCCGCTCAGGATGGCCTCGCCCGTGGTGACCTTCTCGCCGAACAGGCCTTCCATGTTGGCCGCTGGCGTCGAGATCACCAGCCCGAGCGAGTTCCGCCGCTTGCCCGCGGTTGTCTCCAGCTTGGCAAGGATCTCCCTGTCGCTGAACTCGGCTACCTCATCTCCGATCCACAGGCTGGGCGTGAGGCCGTCCAGGCTTGTCGCGCTGGTTTTGAGCGCCGACAGCACGCAGTCGCGTTCGCGGTCCTCAATTCGGTTGTGCAGCACCTTCGCGCCGTCGGACTCGCGCCCCCGGAACATCTGCCGCGCCGTGTTCACGCAGAGAAGCGCCTGGTCTTCCTTGTTGGCGATCACGTGGACCCGCCGCCCAGGCGCGCTCAGGAACTCCCACAGCGCCAGCGCAGCCGCGAAGGTGGTCTTGCCGTTGCCTCTGGCGACCTGGAGGATGGCGAACTTGACCCTTCGGCTGCCGTCCATCCATTCCCATCCGACCAGGTTGGCGACCACCCACAGCTGCCACGGCTTAAGCTCAAACGGTTGCCCGGCGTAGTCGCCGACAAGCGGCACGCCCGCGCAGAACTCGGCGACCGATTCGACCGTCTCCCAGTTCATGCGGATGTCGGTGCGCTCAAGGTCGCGCTCAAAGCGCCGAGCCGCCGCGAAAATCCACTTGCCACTGGGGATCGACCCGTCCAGGACGCGCCGGTTGTAGTCGAGGA